GCAAGCGGATGGTCGAGTTATCCCACGGGTCATGTATCCAGATTGCGCCGTCATCAGTAAGTGATGGGATGCTATTCACCCAGTGCTCGTCAAGAGCAGGTGTGCCTTCATTGTGGTCTACCAGCATTACCAACGGGCAGCCATCAGCGATTTTCTGCTTTATCTGCGCGTCGGTTGGATTCCAAGTTTTGCCTTCCCAGATAATGTCTGGGTGCTGCTCGGATACCTTTTCCCAGACAATCAAGTTGCCATTGTGATAGCCGCCATTCGCTGTGCGCCAAGCATTATTGACAACAGGATTGGTCACAATACCAAGCTGGTTCAGCGCGTTTGTTTCTGCCGTCATCACGCAACCGTAAGAGCCGATTGTTCCTGATGTGCCAAGCGGCTTATCTTTCCATCGAGGATCGCGTTGCCAGTACAGTGCGCCGTAGTACTTTTCTGTAATGGGTAGCGGCAAGTCGTCAACTCGCTGCATCCACGTGGCAGAAGACCACGCTTCCGGTGCAACGCGCCACCAGCCGGTCGAATGCGTTTCGTACACAGGAACGATTGCCTGAGATTGAAGCCAGTCTGCTTCAGGGCGAACTAAGCCAGCCGGAGTAAAACGGGTCTTCAGGCGGTTAGGCGGTGTGGTAACTACGCGCGCGTCGAACAACTTTTCTGGTTCAGCAGGAACTTCCCCACCGACCCACTCCGCAAAGTCTGCATCATCGCCATTGAAGCGGTTGGTATCCAGATTGCCAGCGTAGCCCGCAAGCCGTCCGCTTGAAGTAAATTGCCACAACCACCAACTTTGCCAGCCGGTAGGCAACAGCGGGTAAGGGTTGGTCGTGTAATGCGCCACCCACAGCTTGCGGTCGGTCAAATACGCGCCGCCCATAATTTCCTGCCATGCGGATTTGGAAGTATAGACGCCCATGTCCGGCTGAAGCGCGGCATAATCCAGCACCTGTTGCCGATAAATGCGCGTGCCAGCCCGCCGATCTTCCACGTCAATCCAGCAGCCGAGCTGCATGTCCTTCAAGCCGACTGCCACGTTGAACGCGTCCGCCTGCGCTTGCATAGACTGCGAGCCGATAATGTAATGGTACGCCCCGACTGGCACGCCCCTTGCGGTAAACTCGGCATAGTGCCGGTCAAAGGCCGTGTCCTTCCAGATGCCATAGCATGCGCGAAGTATCACGCCGCTCACGTTGGCAGCGAGTAGATCGTAGTTGATCAGTGCCGGATCTTGGTAGAAACTAATGTCGATGATAGGTTTCATAGCCAGTAGCCCCAAATCTGAAGGAACACATCCATTGTGCCCGTGCCGCTTGCGGCAATCTGATAGTAAATATCGCCATTAGCATCGCAAGGCACAATCAACAAGTGTCGACCATAGCGGTCATTGACGTAATCACAGTTGACGCCCATGCCAGCGTCACCGGTACTCACAGGCGACAATCTTAAATAGCAGTCGGTCGTCTGACTGGCGCTATCTCTTACGGCAACCCACACCAGCACCGCCTTTATCCCAGCCGGAACGCCGAAGACCTCCGACAAATCAATCTTGGTCTTTGCAGTTGTACTATAAGCGTCTCCATCCCAACTCGTTGAAGTTTTTGGGGTGGTCAGGAATACGGGTCTGCCGTATAAATTTCCGCTTCCATCCTTGATAGTGCCATCGACAACGAGATTATCTGTGCCTGGGTCGGATGTACCGCCGACGTGAATGCCACCGGTAGTTATTAAATTGTTACTATCATCAATGGTTACACCACTATTTTGAATAGTACGACCATCCGTTCCGTTGAAGCGGACAATAGCGTTATCGGTAACTGTGCCAGCGTCTTTTACGTACTGCGTGTGGTCGTCATCGGTTAGCCCGGTTAGGTTGCCGTGGTCATGGCTGTGAGTTGAAGTGGCAAACGCAGTTGAGTCGTTACCATCCAGTTTGTCACTATCAGCCGCTTTACCGGAAATGGGCAGATAAACGCCCGAGTGGTTGTGGTTCGCCGTGGCAAACCCAGTCGAATCGTTTCCGTCCAGCTTATCGCTGTCCGCCGCCTTGCCGGTTGTCAATAAGTATTGCGGGTGGTCATTGTCTGACAGTCCAGTCAGCGCGCCGTGGTCGGTCACTCCGCCACCGCCGCCAACCGGTCTTTCCTTCACCCGCAACCTTTCCACCTCGCGTTCCAGCGCCGTCAATCGCCGGATCACTGTTTCGTCAAAATTGCTCACATTTCACCTCGCAGCTTGATGTCCAATTGTTCGCCGCCGTCCTGGTCTACCCTTACCCTCACGCTCCCCACATGGCAGTCCACATGGTAGCCAAACGCCTCCGTGCTCAATATGTCACCAAACTGATAGTGAATGTTATATTGCATTCCAGGCGTGTCATGCAGCTTGCCAGTCAACACTTGACGTGGGCGGAATTCATCCAGCGCGGCGTCGCCATCCGCCTCAAGCGCGGCGGTGGTAGAATCGTCCCGGCTGTCTTTGAAGTACTCGCGCCTGTTCCACTTGCTTGCGTTCATTCTGGAAGTATTAGAACGGGTGACTAATGTCCGCGCGGCATCTTCCCCTTGCCCGGCAACTAACACCACATTGCGCTCATCAGCATGATACGTGCCGAATGCAGCCTCACTCAAGTTACCATATTGCCTGCCAACTAAGCGCGGATCACCAGAGGCGCGCCCGTGATTTTGTCCACGTTGCCCCGTGTAAGTCCTAAATTCAAATTGTCCCGGCGCGGTTCTAACCACGTCAAAGCCAAGCCAAATGTCGTTCTTTTCCTGCGCTACTTCGCAGATTTCTTGAAGCACGGCAAGCACATTTCGATATGCAAAGTCCTTTGCAATGGCAGCCCCGCCCGCACCCAAGTCCGGCGCGCAAGTTAGTTTTGTTCGTGAAGCTACGCCAGAAGATACGCCTAATTGTTCTTTTACAATTGCCTTCAGCATATCGTCCGGCTTGCCCGTTTTACTTGCCGCCGCACTTCCAGAATAAGCCCAAACAATCGCCGTGTCCAATAGCCAGTTCGCGTCAAAGGCTACAAGGCGGATATACTCCGCGCCATCGCTATCCGTCCAGAATTTCCAGTCTTGCAAAAAGTAGGCGGTTTCGTTCTGGAGCTCCAGTGTACCATTCTTTTCCCGCCATATTTCGAATATGTCGCCGACTGCGAATTGATCGTACTGCATCAGCCCGCGCGGCAAGTCTACCACCAGCGTGCCAATGGCATTCTGAGTTTTGACGTACTCAAGGCTGTTAAACGCCTGAATTACACCTTTTTTGACTCCTTCGTGCGTATACCAGACTAACTCATATCTCATTATAGCAGTGCTCCATCCAGCCCCCAAAACAGCGGTGTCCAATGTATAAAGGCGTTCGTGTTCGCGTCCGTGTCGGTCATGAATAGCGAAAGCGCATTGCCGCCCGGCTTCAAGTAGAAGTCCCCGTAATCGCTTCCGGGAACGACATAGCGCATTAGGTTGCCCCTGCCTTCCCATCCGCCTTTGAATTGCAAGTTAAGTGGGTCGAATGATAAATTAATCCATTCGCCTGCTTGCAGCGTGAGACCGTCGAACATCACCGACTTGCCGGTTGTATAATTCGTGATTGCCTTTAGTATCCCCGGTCCGTGAATTTGTATGAACGGATATGTATTCGCGCTTGCGCTTGTGACGTTCAGGTTGAGCGCCACAATGCCGGTCTTGGCGTTCGGCGTTCCGGCTGTGCCAGCGGTTGAGAACCCCCCACCGATGTATAAAGAGCCGTCTGAGGCGGGAAGGATTGCAAGAACCCACGCCGCTCCCGGCAGGTCAATATCCAGCGGCTGCCATGCGCCGTTAGCCCAGACAGCAACTCGGTCTGTCAAACTAAGTCCGCCAGCGGTGGTAAAGGCGCCTAATGCATAGAGTTTACCTGCACTTTCAAAAAGGCCATAAACTGTGTTATTTGTCCCCGTGCCCAATGACTCCCATCTGCTGCCAGTCCACTTTGCAATATTGTCGGCGTTAGCGATTCCGCCTGCATTTATAAAATCGCCACCAATATATAAGTTACCTTGTTTATCGAAAGCGAGCGCCCTGACCGCCGCGCCAATATCTGTATTAGTGCCAACAGCCGAAAATGCCGTTCCATTCCATTTACATAAATAGGGATATCCGGCGTCAGTAAATCCACCGCCGATATACAATTCTCCATTGGGCGCAAAAGCAAATGCATATACGTGATTGTTTAGCCCCGTAGACAAAGCAGACCATGTTGTGCCGTCCCAGCGCGCTATGTTAGTTGTGTTTGCCACACTTGATACCGTTCCAAAATTTCCAACAATATATAAACTTCCACCCGGTGCAATTTCTAAATCAATTACAAGGGCCGACCCCCCGTCAACGCCGGTATTCAAAGCTTCTGCCTGAGCCGTTCCAGAATACAGGCTTGTAATTTTAGCTATCTTATTCACCGTCACAGCGCCAATGGCAGTGAAAAAACCACCTATATATAAATCTCCATTAGCGTCAAATTTCATACATTGGACATAAGAAGATATTCCAGCAATTACTGCTTCCCAATTTTCTGTAACCGGATTCCAACGCGCCAGATAGTCTGCGTTTGTTACTCCACCAGCATTTGTAAAATTACCACCCACATAAACCTTGCCGTCTGGGCCTTCCGCCATGCAGCTAACAAAGCCATTCAGCCCCGTAATCAGGCTCGTGCCATTCGTGCCGTCCCACGTGCACCAATTTCCGTTAGCATCTCGTTTGACAATATATTCAGCCGGGAAGTTAGCGTACAAGTCAAGCTCTTTGCCCTCGTTGTACGCGCCTTGTAGAAGCCCGCTGGGGATGGTAAAATTCAAAATATCTTTCTGAAACACCGGCGTATCTGGTGTGTCTGGATGGCTCGGTTGAAACACGCAAACTATATCAACCGGCTCGGTAGCCTCGTTGCCATTCGCGTCAAACCCCTGATAGCGGATAATGCGCTGTTCATGCCCGCGCCATGTACCGGGCATGTTAATGCCAAATTGTTCTCTTACGGGCAGGTTGCTTAGCAGGTCTGGGCGTAATGCGTCAAGAATCACCTTCCTGTTCGCCTGCAATTCGCCCTGATTATTGCCCGAATAAGCGAGGATCATGCTGATATTTCGGCTTTTGCGGATATGGGTTTGATACAAATCCCCACCATTAGTCATCTTGGTCATGATCTGATTCCAATCGCCCATGCCAAGCCCGTGCACCGACAATACCTTCGCATAGTCGTTTATACACAGCAATTCCCCGCCCAAACCGGTATTAGCTGAACGCGCGGATGTTGAATTGCGAATTGCTCCCGTCCAATGGCAGCCTGGCGAATAACCATCAAAGAACGTGCTTGCCTTAGAATCCTGCTCAAATTGGCAGCCATCCACGTAGAACGGCTCGGTGCTGGCAACGGCGTCTCTAACCACGTAAACCCTATAATTTGTAGCGGTAACTGTTGGAGTATAAGTTACTTCAACCCTCTGCCAATAACCGGTGGCCGTGAATTGTTTAGTTGCTCTAATCGTGGTTGTTTGGCGGATCTGAATGCGCATGGCTTGCCCCGCAACGCCTTTGACATAGCAAGAAAAAGTATAAGGCAGGTTTGCTGTTACTTTCAACCCGGAATAATAAGCATAAGATTCCACACCGGAATTCGGGGTAACCTTAGCTGAATAAGCGCCCCAACGCGCTCCATCTCCAGAACTTGCAACAGTTCCGCCGGATGC